TGCAAAATTATTATCAGTATTAAACTGAATCCACCCGGTACTACCAGCTGCTTGCTGCAAGTCCCATACATTACCGTCTGCTCGTAACAGGTTGTCAGTTTTGATACTAGTGAAACTACCAACACCATTCGGGTCGATTACATTTGTAGGAATTTCACCTACCGAGAAACCACCAACCGAATTAAACGTTCTTATTGCCATTTTATTTTCCTTTATTCTTATTATGCTTTATAGCTTGTTATCAAAATCTTATAATTTGTCAAGTGAGCAGTTCGGGGAGTGACAGTGAGTGTCACATTACCACCAAAGTTGCCGGGCTCGAAATTAACTCTAAAATCCCCGACACCGGGGCTTGTTACTGGAGCATCAATTGTTCCATACTCGTAATATCCAACATCATTTCCTAATACGCTTGCAATTAGCTTGCTAGTCTGTCTTGTATTCGCAACTGCATCGGTTGCAATGATAGTATAGTCCATAGAGCATACTGTAGTAGCTAATACCTTGTGAAGAACTTGATCAGTATTTGCACTGTTTGTAGTCGCTACAAATGAAGATATATTATAGAATTGACTATCACCCAAACCCAATGAAAAGTTATTTGCAGTGAAATTTTCTTCAACAGTTACTGATTTTGTATCCGGGTCATACTTAATGCTGTCGGCCGTCGCTGCTAATCCATAACTGTTAAACAATAATGCATTGTTAGGACCAATGATAGTGATATTAGCAGTGATGTTACCCTGTACATTTCCGTAAAAGTTAGTAGCGGTGATAGCACCTGATACTGCAACATTTCCGCCTACTGCGATATTTCCAGCAATTGTAGCGCGTGGAGCTGTTATGTTACCATTGAGGTCAATGACTGGTACTGGTGGTATTCCTACTGAAAAACCGCCCGCTGAATTGAATGCATCTGCTGCCATGTATGGTCCCAAATATTATTGTATATCTTATTTATCATTTTTGGTAGATATCACTTTGGACATCCAACAAAAAAGCGCACCGAAGTGCGCTTTAGTGTTCCTTCCCGTAACGCAGACCTTAGTCTACGCTCCCGAACAAGAAGATTTTTGTGCTTACTTGAATGTCAAGTTAGCAACGTCGATTTCACCTAGATAGTCCGCTGCATTACCGAAAGATGATGCAGTGTTTGTTAACTCAACATAACCGTAACGAGTCATAAATGATACGACTGGTTCGAATGTTGATGGATCTAGAACAACGCCAGATGACATTAGAGGAATGTAAGGGCAATAGAATGCCGCTGCATCTGTCTCTGATGTACCTTTGTAACCAACTAGAACAGCTTGGCTATCTGATGCATATGTGTTAACGAAAACACGCATAGCGCCATTCAATGTACCAACAAACTTAGTGTTTGTAGGTGCTTCGAAAGTTCCTTCTGTTGTACGAGCAAATGCTGATGTAGTTGCAGATTGCAATACAGTCAACACAGCTGGTGAAACAACAGCCCAGTTACCAGCGCCACGACGAGTGCGTTGAGCGATCTTGTTAGCAACACGATTGATAAGAACAGCTAGAGCAGCGTGTTCGTCACCAACGAATGTAGCAGTACCAGAAACAGCAGCTTGGTCGAATGTTTCTTCCAACGTAGCTAATGTGCTTAGGGACAAGAGAATCTCTTGGTCGATTTCAGCAGTAATTTCTTGAGCAAGAGCGGCCATGATTTCTGCTTCAACGTCAATACCATGCTGGGATTGTGCGTCTTGAGCAGCTTCGAATGTCCAACGAGCTTGCAATTTACGTGACTTAGCTTCAACAGCTTGACGTAGAATCTGAACAGAAATCTGCTTACCGCCGTTACCTTCTAGAGCAGCAGTATTATTGCCAGTATAGATGTTTGACGATGTAGAACCGTTTGTCTGTGTTGAGTAAGCCTGAGCAATTTTGAATGGGCTTAGAGCTTCTTCACCTGCTGACACGCTAGTTTGCGCTGTGCTGTTGTCTGTTAAAGACTGAGCATAACGTACACGTAGTGTGTGAATCTGACCTACTGGTCCTGTCATTGGCTGAACACCGACCAACTCGTTAGCGATAACTGTTGGCATAACACGACGGATAACTGGAAGAATCACACGATTTAACGTAGCGATGTTACCAGATGTTGTCGTACCGGCTGAAGATTCAGACAATAGCGATTTTTTGGTGTTTTCAAGAATAACACCCATTGTTGAGCGGCGTGTGCCTTTAAGACCTTCGAGTAGGGCTTCTTTAGTCTCATCCCAACGGCCTTCTAATAGAACTTGTGACATTTTATGTTTCTCCTAAATTATGTCGTTTTTAAAGCCCTGCCAAACGTCTAAGGTCAATCACGTTATCACGCGGCTGATCTTCAACTTGTGTCATGGCAGATTTATCACCGGTCATTGCTCTTACTGTCTCTGAAATCATAGGCTTTTTAGAGTCTTTCTTTTCATTGATGTTGTTCAGCACTGCTGGTAAATACTTATCAAAAGCTGTCTGCAAACGTCCTGTTTGCACGCTTTCTAGTAAATCCTTCATTACGGTTGCTTTTTCCTGATTTAGAGAACCAAGCAATTCATTCATTGTCTTTTGACGGACATTGGATTCCTTAATGATACGGATTTCACGTTCTTTGTTTTCAACTAATTGCTTTGCAGCTTTCGTTGTTTTAATGGATTCAGATAATTGTTTATCTTTCGCCTGAAGTTGGTTGTACAACTTACGTGTCTCAGCTTTTTCCTGTAAGTGGGTTGTGCTGAATTCACTTGCGTAAGATTCAAAAATACGACGACCAAAATCGTTTTCACGAGCAGTCTTAATATCTTCTTTCAATTGTCCTAGTTCACCCTTTAGATGTTTAGTAACAGCGGTGTTCATTCTTGATGCAGATTCAGTCACGAATCGTGTCTTCAATGCTTCAAGTTGTTTACGTCCTTCAGCGACTAACTTAACCTTCGATTCAACCACAGCTTGTTTGTCTTGAGCGAATTCTTTAATTTCGCGTGAAAGAGCACGAACAACGAATTGTTCTAACTTTTCTTGACTTTCTTTCTGGATCTTACGCTCAGTGCGTAGTTCTCTGATTTCTTCGGATAGTTTAGTAACCATGAAATTATTGAACTTGCTAGCATTTTCATGTAGCTTGCGTTTTGCAGTAACTCGGTCTTCGTTCATTGCTTGTCTTTCGAACTGGAATTCTTCAATTTCAGTTGTAAGACCTTCTGTAACCATATTATCTAGGGCTTCTACCATTACGTTTTTGTCATGTTCATAACGTTGTGCGAATTCTTCTCGTAACTCTGCACGTACTTGCTCTTTGGCTTCATTCAATTTAGATTCCCATGCCTCGTTGATAGCGACACTAGTTTCTTCGTTGATTAATCCACTTTCAAGTAATGGTTTGATAGCATCTAACATGCTTAATCCCCTTTGTTGATTTTGAGGTCCTTGATAAGGCGAAACATTTCGTCTTTCAGGTATCTCTGTACTTTTTTATCGCTTTGAGCGTCTTTTGCAATATCCAACAACTTATGACCATGCTTCATATTCATCATGCCTTCATAGATTGCTTTAGGATAAGCATTAGGTGCGCTCGGTTGCGCGACAATATCCACAGTGACTATTTCGAAATCACTGACATGGCCATTAGCATCGTTAACGTTTCCGCTACCTCTGCTAGATACGCCTAGTTTAACACCACTCTCCAACATCGTGGACACTAATTGTCCCATTGGAGTAGGTAGAATTTTTAATTTACCAAATCCATTTGCGCCGTCCATCCACATTTGAGTAATCATATGTGAAACACGGTCTAAATTGATTTTTAAATCGTCTGGGTGATCGACTTCACCTAGGACAGAATAACCACTTTGAACTTGTTCATTTAGAGCATTAACTGCGGTTTCAATTTCAAGAACAGGATACACACGCTCATTAGCGTTGCGTACCCCACCCTGAATGAAGATCCCCTTCATATAAAGGGACTTCTTGTTACCTTCACCTTCACTTAAGACCTCCATGCTCGCACGGTCAAAAGTTAAGTGCTCTTTAAGATACAAAGCCATTATCTTAGGTATCCTTACTTCTTAAGAATCTTCTTGACAGTCTTACGTGACTCGCCAACGATTGATTTCTTATTTTGTCCATCATCACCTGCTTTAGCTTTAGGAGCTGCTTCGCCTTTTTCAGAGAAGTTTCCTTTGCCTGGAGCATTTTTGTAATTACCTGGAATGTCTTTTACTGCTGGGTTCAATAGTCCACCTTGTGTACCACCCTTGCCACCATCGCCACCACCTAAGTGATTAGCTTTAGCGCCGTTTGACGGAATCTTTGGTCCATTGCCAGTTACGCTCTTAGTGTTAACACCGTTATCACCGTGAGTTACCGAAACTTTTTGCAATTGAACAGCTTCCATCATGCCTTGTTCTTC